GTAAGGAAGTATCTCTCGATGTGATCGATTGGAGTAGCCCAGTCAGATGCTCCAAGATTTACAGTTACCTCACGGTCTTGTGGAGCAAGCGTATATCCGGAATTTCCGTCAATCGGAGAATTGCCGTCCGCTTTCTTTCCAGCCTCGATAGCAAAGTATCCACTATTAAGAATGGAGCGCTGTCTACGCTGAATGTATGGAAGAATGATTGATTGCTCGGCAACATTTACCTTATTAATAAGAGGCTTAATGTTAGTAATTGAGCTATTAAGTAAGTCAACTAACCCACGCTGACGAACACCGAGTACTTTAGCTTCTGCAGAGCTTGCGATAACGCGAGCCAAGTCAATTTCCTTATTGGAAAGAGCCTCGAATTCGGCAGGAGTAAGACCCTTAATCGATGCGTTCGTAAGGGTACAGCCCGTAGAATCATCTACCTTGATGATACGAGCGACATTTGCGGTTGTGAAGTTAGCCCCCGATGGATCCTTTACGAGAGAACTCGCACTTGATGCGCTAGGAGTATCCAGTGATGAATTTGTAGCCATATTATGTTATATTGAGTTGATTGTTATACGATATTTCGTGTTACAATCTGATATTAACATAAAGTGGTACTAAATCATCATTTCGGAAAAAATACTTATATATTTATTGATTTATGGGTTTTGCCCATATTTACACCGATAACCTAAAACTATGTTTTTGGATTCACAAACCCAATGCTGACATCAGCGCATTTTGCTTTGGTTGGGCTTGCTTTGAATCTACGGTACTACCTTGCCTAGGAGATGGATTTACGACTGGAGGCCTTGCTTGTTGTCTCGTAGGTTGCTGTTGCTGTTGGGGTTGCGATTCTTCCTGTGGCTTTACCCTTGTGTATCCAGCCTTCTCCATCTGCTCCCTATGCTGCTTAATCTCTGCATTAACCTTATCTCCATAACGCAACGCGAGGAGTTTAAGTAGATCATTATCCGACCATGTGTAATATTCTGACCTTTTGTCCTCTGGTAGTTGAAAATATCTCTCCCTGCGCATAAATACCCTACCGTCTTCCTGTTGGGTCTGCCCGCTTTTAATAAAGTTATTCTGCTCTCCGTTAAGCCAATCATTCAGATGTTTGTGCATTGGATTACCAGCAACATCAAGTTGAGTACTTGGATCTAAGAAGATTTCTGTAAGTGTGTCACTAAATTGCAATAGTTCCTGAGTGTTCTTCTCAAGTATTTGATACTCAAGTGGATTTTCGCCCGCAAATTTAGTTACTGCCTCTTGTCCCCCTTCAGCGAATTCTTTTTGATACTCCTCTGGTACTACTGTTTGCTGTGCTACCTTTCTAAAATTTGCCTTTGCCTGATTCACTCTAGGTAAGACTTCTTGTCTTTTAAGTTGTTGCTCAAGTTGCTCAATCTTCTCTGAGGTCTTCTTATTTATCCTGCGGTCGGCTTCCTCAAGGATCATCTCTCTATAAACCTTATCCTCATCCGATCGACTAAACTGCGGTTTGTTCTTTTGTACAAACTGGGAATATTGTTCATCTGATGAAGGGTCATAGAAATCATCCTCAGCCATACGCTTCTCAACAAACTCCTTATTCTTCTTAAAAAAGTCACGGAATTGTTTTGATTTCCCCCTGTAGTCACCACCAAGCCTTTTATCGGCATATAATACCTTCTCGTATACTGCACGCTCATCAGGGACAAGCTCCTCCATGAACTCAACATCCTCAGAGTCCGGCTCGTATTTATCTTCATTAGAAGCTGTAAATGCTGGTTGCTTAGCTACATCTTCAGGGACATCTGGGTCTATTACTTTTCGTAGCTTTTTCTTTTTAGGCTCAGTCTTCTTAGGCTCTTCTTCCTTTGCCTCCTCTTGTACATCTTCCTGTACGACTTCCTCTTCCGGTTGATCGTCTAAAGTAGCTACAGCTTCATTTAACTCTACGGGTGGACGATACTCCTCTTGCTCCTCAACGGCTTCTTCAGCTATATCAAATAGCGTTTTATATAAAGCATCGTTTTTTTCTTCCGGTTGGCTTGCCTCTACTTCTTCAGTTTCGGCTCTTTGCTCTTCTACTTCAGGATTCTCTTCTTCGCTCATATTTGGACTTGTTGATCTGGTGATGTCTTAGGTTGTTGTTCAGGTTGCATAGGTGGTGCGCCCGGAGCTGGCTGAGGTTGTCCAGCTTGTGGCATTGGTCCGCCCTGACCTCCCTGTATTTGTTGAACTACAGCTTGAAGCATCTGTAGCACTTGAGGCCATTGCTCACGTAGTTTTGTGATAAATTGCTCGTTTCCGACATTTGCCATATCATCCTGCATGTCTTGCTCGTCTGTCTCCAACTTCAGATCATGAGCCCCAGACATTCTAAAAATTTCATTAAACATACCAAATACACGCTCCTTACCCATAGCCTTTGCCATGTCGGGTACTTGTAGCATTTGCATAACAAGTTGTCCTAGTACCTGGGCGGATTGAGTATCTCTTGCACGCTCTGCTCCATCTCTACCGCTGAATAAGTATTCATATATAAGGTTGGTGGGAGTACCAATGACATTGCGTTTTGTCATATTATCCTCCCCTGTGGTCTCCACCTCAAAGCCAGCGTCTCTTATGATATTTTCCGAGTACCTGCCCTTGATTGGTACTACAAAAGAATCATTAGAGCATGTAACCAAATGCTCATATAATACCTTTTTCATAGCACATCTCATATCGTCTATACCCTCAGATATAAACGAATAGATTGCATTTGTAGTATTGGATATTTCCGCGACCTCCGTAGCTGAAATCTCCCGAGGAGCGGGCTGTCCTAACTCTTGTGGAGAAAGGATCAGCAAACGCTCAACGAGATTTAATAACTGGAGAATTGCTTGGATCGATTGGTTGACCCCCGCGGAAAGTTCTTTCTGTACATCTACTACCTTAATAAAGTCGTTATTATTAATACCTAGATCGGCTGCCTTTTGACCAGAGTAGAATAATGCTTTTGGTTTAGCGTAGAATGTATCATCTGCCAACGCATTCTTGATATAGTCTTTCACGTCGTCGTCTAGTGCGTCTTGGTCTATGGCAAATATCTTGAACATACTCATTTTCATCTGCTCAAGCATAGAGTTGAGTATATTTGTTAATTGGTCTTGGTAGGGCATGATTTCATGTGCGACTGATATATTCGCCATGCGATCATCATTCTCATTGATACCACCATAAATAGCTGGCAACGATGGCAGATACTCTGCGTACAGCACAGTTTCGTCACTAGCTACTGTAAACTTTAACCACACATCATGCGGATACTCACCCAGTCCGTCTCTCTTTGGATTTACCTTCATGCACATTTGGGTGACAAACAATCCTTTATCAAGATCTTCACCTGCATACATTCCGGTCTGAGCTACTCTCTCATTGCGAAATGAGTGCTGATCTTGAACTTTTGGAAATACCAAGTCATCCTTAAAGTAATAACCAAAGAAGTCTGCATATGTGTTATATAGAGTGGATAAGCTGTTTGTGTAACTAATCTTATCTGAATTCCAAGAAGCTGCATTTCCGTAAATATCTGAATACCTTACTATGTCCCAATACCCGATCCACTCTGGACCTTGGTTATTATTTAGGTCATGTAACGGCCGGGATGAATCCCTCATTACGCGAGTAGGGTGTGGAGTCGTGAAGTGAACCCCAGCCCTCTCTGCGTAGGACTCCATATTCTCCTCGCCAGTTAGCTCATCATTGGAGTATCTCCATTGTATGTCCTCCGTCCATGCTGTATCAGGAAATGCTACACTATGCCCATACATAAACATTTGCCTAATTGTTTGCTCGAACTGGTGCCTATAACCAAACTGCTCGGTCATCATTTCCACCCGCTGGCTTAATACATCCGCCCGGAGCTTATCTGCTAGTGCGGTACTTCTTGGTTCATATTTGAAGTATGGGTATAGATTTGAAAACCTACTTGCCTGAGCCGCAACTCTCCTAGTGACATACGAGCGTATGATATTTACAGACACTTCATACAACCTAAGAGCATTAATATTGCGTAGATCACCCTCGTCATCATACTCGCAGAACTTATCTGCCATACCTAGATCGCTCAACTTTTCGTGACAATCCTCAATGGATATTTTGCCCTGTGCGTACTGTAATAACGGAATGGTAGACTTATTAATCGGGATTGAGTCCCAAGCCATATCCACGCTCATGTATAGTTTGGCACTATCTGCACTCTCTCTTATTCCCTCAAGTATTCTCGATTGAATTAAATCCTGAAAGTACTGCCTTGTTTCATGATCCTTTGAATCCTCTTCAGCAGTAAAGATTTCACGAAGTCTCTCGGTTGTACATCCGTATTTTTTAAGTATATCCTTATTAACCATCGGTAAAATTGAATAAGTTGTCTATAGTGTCCTTCGTGTAATTATGGAGATACCTTCTCTCAATTATGGTTAAAAGCAGGCAAAGGGGTCCATCTAATGGTTTCGTTGAAGATATTTTTTGGGTAAACTCTGCGTGAGGCATATGCAAAAGGCTCGCCACCTCCCCGTAGTTCATCCTTAAAAATCCACATAACCTATCTACCCTTTCTTTGCTCCACCTTTTCTTGATTCCCAAGCGCATATAATGCGCATCCATAAGGAGCGAAGCTGAAGTAGTATATTGTGAATCACCCGGAAGTTTCTTCAGTTTCGGGCTCTTCTTCGTCCGTATCGTCTTCGCTTTCGGAGTCATCTCCTCCAATCTTTGATATACTGACATCTGAGTCGTCGTCGTTAAACGAGGCAGAGAAACGCTTATCGGTCAATTCCTTGACTTGGAATGAGCCAGATATGCGTACAACATCCCCCGCAGATACCCCTTCTAGCATATCCATAATATCAGGATACATTTCCAGGTCGAAGTTCACTAATGATTCCATGCGCATATCTGTAACTTATGTTTTAGTG